CAGTCGTTGGTATCTGCTATGCGTTGTGTGTCGATGATACCGAAAGTCACGACTTTTGGGAAACCGATTACTACAACCCTAAATTAGATAGGAGGTAGCTATGAATAAAAAACAATTATTAGAACTAGCTAGTTGTTGCTTATGGATTTTAGCGTTAGGCTTGTCCGCAGGTATAAGTTTATTCGTGATGTTATCCCTGGTGCTTCTAGCATTCTAGGAGGTACCCATGAATAAGATGTGTATCACAGTAGCGGAAGCTGCAAAACTTGCTAGCGTACCGGAAACGGTAATCCGAGAATGGGCGCAAGATTTTGACTTTCCGTCCATGAAAATTGGAAAGCGTGGTGGCAAACGTCTTATCCACGTTGAGTCGTTTAATGCTTGGCTAGCGAAACGTTGCCAGGCACGAATAGGAGAGTAAACATGTTAAAAGTAGTTTATGTGCTTCGTATTATCGCAGCCATATTAGTAGTAGGAACTGTAGGGTCTATCGAAATAGACCGTATCGATTTATGGACAGGAATGTGCCAAGGTCTATTGGGTATCACTCTTTGGTTACTCACTGGATACTGGATTGAGGAGCTAAAAGAGTATGAACGATAAACGATGCTCATTCTGTAATAAAAGAATTAAAAGTCCTTACACAAATTGGTCGTACTTAACAGGTAAGCCCCGCATTGTGTGTGATAACTGCAAAGAAATACATCCAACCGTAAACAGAGGAAACAGAAATGACAGAACAAGAAATTCTGTACAACGCTTACAACGATAGCGGAGTACAAACAAATGAAGAAGTAATGGCTTTACTAGGTTGGTCGAATGATAAGGTTCGTAACATCAAAGCTAAGCTAAAGATTCGCGGCTTTATTGATTACACCTTTGGTTCGCCAGTTAAAATCCTTAAACCGTATAGGGTGGTACTAGACACTCCTGAAACGTTTAAGGCTCAAATATATCGCGAAATGCTTGAGGTCTACATGGAAGACTTTAGAACGCAAGATACGTTCAAGGATAGACTTCTAGTAGGTCAAGAAATTCGTATGATTCTTAAATGCGTATAAGGAGAAGATTATGCCAAATATTACAAAATCAGCAGTTCGTGCCTTTCTGCGAAGCGAATATTTGAAAAAGCACCAGCCTTTGAGAAACGCACGAAAAGAAGCGTTGCAGAGCGCCATAGAATCAAGTCATCTATTTATAGATTTTAAAAACATAATGGCCTCTGCTGAATCGGTTGCAAGTGCGTTAGAAAAAGCCGGATACGGCTCAGAATTTAGACGAAATCTTGTCTCTTGTGATGTGATGTTAAGTCGTACGATAGGTAATTTGTGGACGGCGCGGATTGATAACCCAAAAGATGAGATTAAAGTACTATATGCGATTGCGAAGCCGTATGATGAAAAAATTGAAAAGTTAGAGAAAGCATATCAATCGGCGCGTCATGCTGTCGATTCTGCCTCTAGTGGCAAAGCAGCAGCCAATATTTTAAAACTAGCAGGACTTGACTTTTATGCGTGGCAAAACACTGACAAGGGAACAGCATTAGATTTAAGCGCACTGAAGGGCGGTGATTAAATTGCGAGATTGTACAACGTGCCCTAATAAAGATTACTGCATTCCTGATGAGTGCGAGCACCTGGGCACAAAAAAAAGCACCCCAAAGCACGGCAATGCTAAAGGGCGCATAGAAAAATATCCATTTAAAGTATATCACATCGTGAAGCCGAAAGGAAACAGAACAATGATCGAGTTAAAAATCACAGTAGATAAAGCAGTTGAATTAGAACAAGAAGTGAAAGACCTATATCAATCTATTGTAGGTACGCCTGTTAAAGAAGTCGAAAACTGGACAACAAATGACGTTAAGCCAGCTAAGAAGGAATCCCAAAAAGTAGAAGCTCCTAAAGCTGAGCCGGTTAAAGAAGAAGCACCTGCTCCTAAGGAAGAACCGGAAACTCCTGCAGAGGAAACTCCAATTAAAGAAGAACCTAAAGTAGAAGCTCCTAGCCTTGAAGCAACTCGTGAAGCAGTAAAAGACGTAATGGCAAAAGCTACTGATAAAACGAAAGCTAAAGGCGAATTCAAAGCCTTCTTAGATAGCATCGGCGCTGAAAAAGTAACATCTGCTACCGATGAACAACGTATTCAGATTATGAAATGGGTGAATGGCCGTGGCTAAGAAACACGCCTTACTAGGTGCATCCAGTAGCGCCAGGTGGCTAGTGTGTACTCCTTCCGCAAGACTAGAAGCGATGTTCCCTGATGAACAATCGCCATATGCTGCGGAAGGTACTGTAGCGCATGACCTGGCGGAAGCAATCCTCCGGCATAAGCTGGAGGGTAAAAAAGCCCCTAAGCTAGATGACTACTCTACTGAAATGGTAGAAGCGGTTAATCGGTATGTGGATATCTGCGAAGAAAAGGTAAACGAAGCTCGTGCTCGTTCCTCTGATGCGGAAGCCATGATTGAAGCACTGCTCGACTTCTCTAGATGGGTACCTGAAGGCTTCGGTACTGGCGATATGGTAATCGTAGCTGACGGCATCCTGGAAGTGATTGACCTGAAGTATGGTAAAGGCGTTCCTGTTAGCGCCGTTGAAAACACGCAAATGCGACTATACGCGTTAGGTGCTTACGACGTTAACGAGTTCTTGTACGACATTAAAACAGTTCGTATGACGATCGTTCAACCAAGACTCGATAGTGTGTCTACCGACGAAATGGCGCTTGAAGAACTTCTAGATTGGGGCGAAGATATTAAACCAATCGCACAACGTGCCTGGGACGGTATCGGCGAATGTACACCTTGCGATTACTGTAACTTCTGTAAAGCACGGCATACCTGCCGAGCATTAGCAGATACTTGCCTTGATACATTCTATAAGAATGGCGGTAAGCTTAATCAATTACTCACTGACCGTGAAGTATCTGACATCCTAGGGATGAAAGATTTAATCACAAAATGGATTAAAGGTGTTTATGACTTTGCTTATGAAAAAGCATTATCGGGTGAAAAGCAATGGCCTGGATATAAATTAGTCGAGGGTACATCAAGACGTACCATAACGGATCCGGATGCTGCCGCTAAAACATTACTTGATAACGGCTACAAAGAAGAGGACATCTTCAAACCACGTGAACTCGAAGGTATTACAAACTTACAAAAGGTACTCGGTAAAAAGGGCGTTGCCGAATACTTAGAAGCATATATCGAAAAACCGGAAGGCAAGCCTACGCTTGTACCGGAAAGCGATAAACGCCCAGCAATTAATACAGTTGAAACAATGATGAATGAATTTGAAGATGAGGTATAAGAGATGAACAAAACTTTAACAACAGCATTGGCAATTTCCGCGTTAGCAGTAAACGTAGTTGGCGCAACTAGTAATAACACAGTAGGCGGTACAGATAATACTATCTCCGCAACTTCTACAAGCTCCGCAGTATGGGGCTTCCGAAACAACATCGACGCTAATAATGCGTTAGCGTTCGGTACTAATAATACTGTAACTGGTGAAAATGGTTTCGCAGGTGGTAATAACGCTACTGCAGCAGGTCGTAACTCCTTCGCTTTTGGTTCTCACGCCGAAAGTTTGGTGGAGTACACAGTAGCCATCGGCAATCAAGCTCGTGTGTCTAGCTACGACAGTGTAGCTATCGGTAATGGCGCGTTCGTATCAGGCGAGTCTTCTGTAGTATTAGGCAGAACTAATAATGTTACAGGCGCTGACACTGTGGTTATCGGTGCTAACAACGGCACAGTGGCTGGCGGCCAAAGTGCCATTGTAGGATACAACAATAAAATCGGTGCTGACAAAGAGCAACTAGTTTTCGGTTCTAACTCCGAATCTAATGGCCAAGGTGCTCTTACATTTGGCACTCATGCCAAATCCTTAGCCACTGACGCCGTTGCATTTGGTAACAACACGATTGCTGATAGAGCAAATTCTGTCGCAATCGGAACGAACTCCGTTACCGATGATGCGGTAGGGGTTGACGGAATTACCATCAACGGAACTCGCCACGTATTTGCTGGCGAGCAACCAGCAAGTGTAGTCAGCTTTGGTTCTAAAGCCCGTGCTGGTGCAGGTGGTGTAACTCAATATAACCGCCAACTCACGAATGTGAGCGCTGGTCAAATCTCCGCTGATTCATTAGACGCTGTGAACGGCTCCCAGTTGTTCGCTGCAATTGATGAAATCGAAACAAACGCTAAACAAATTAACAACAATAAAACGGCTATTATTAAAACACAAAACAACCTAAAAGACTTGGCCGTAGGTGTTCAAATGTTAGGCGACGTGGTGAACGATCATGAACAAGCTATCGCAGGTCATACTACTGCAATCGCTAACAATACTAACCGCATCAATGGTAATACATCTGCTATCAATACTCTTGGCCAAAAGGTAACTGCTAATACAGCAGATATCAGAGCCCTTGAACATGTGGCAGACAATCATGAAGGTCGTATCACGACTTTAGAAAAGCGTTCTATTGGCTTAGCTAATGACATTAGCAACAAGGTCAACAATCTTGGCCAACGTGTTAATAAGTTGGGCGCAAGCTCCGCAGCACTTGCTGGATTGCATCCACTCGATTTCAACAGAAATGATAAGGTCAGCTATGCTGTAAGTTACGGCCATTACCGTAACAGTAATGCAGTAGCGCTCGGCGTATTCGCTAGACCTAATGAACGTATCATGCTTGGCTTTGGTGCTACGCTAGGCGGTGAGAACCAATACACAGTTAACCTTGCATTTAAGACTGGTAAAGGTTCTGACTACATCGCTGAAGCCAAAGATGCACAAAGCCGTATTTCTAAACTAGAAGCGATCGTAAACAAATTAATGTCTGAAGTAGAAGCTAACAAATAATTCATTTAAATAAGGAGACCGAAACAATGGCTAAATTAACAACTGGTATCGTAAGACTTTCCTATGCAAACATCGCTCAACCTCGTAAAAACGACGACGGCAAAGCAAAATATAGCTCCCAAATTATTATCGACAAAACAGATAAGAAAACAATCAAAGCATTTGAACGTGCGATTGAAGAACTTAAGGCTGATCCAAAAGCAGTAGCTAAGGTGGAAGGTAAAGCAGCCTACCTTAAATTGAACTTACGCGATGGTGATACAGATGAAGCAGTAGCTGACCAACCTGAAACATACGCTGGCAAGTTCTTCATTAATGCGAATAGCGATAAACAACCTATCGTATTCACTCGTGACAAAATCAAAATGGACCAATTCGACATCGAAGAAGAAATCTACTCCGGTGTATACGCGCAGGTCGCATTATCCGTATTCGCTTACAACTTCAACGGTAAGAAAGGCGTAGGATTTGGCCTAAATGGTGTTCGTAAAGTTAAAGACGGTGACCGCCTAGGTGGTGTTCATGTATCTGCTAGCGACTTTGGTGACGATGATTTAGGCGACCTAGACGATGACGATTTAATCTAAGGAGGCATATATGGAGCTCAGTATTGATGTGGAAACGTATTCTGACTGCCCTATTAAATATGGGGCGCAGCGATACGTTGATGATACAACATTTGAAATACTGCTCTTTGCCTACAGCTTCGATGACGAACCGGTCGAAGTAATTGATATGACAAAGGATCCACTGCCCGAAAGGGTGGTGGACGCTTTGTATAACAAGGAAATTACAAAGACCGCCTTTAACGCAGCATTCGAAATGCTGTGTCTTAAAAAGTACTTCCCTGATGCGGATTACACGAACTGGGAATGTACATCAGTACTTGCGTTATACTGCAGTTTACCTGCAAGCCTCGATAACGTGTCTAAGGCTTTACGATTAGGTGAAGCCAAGGATGCAAGAGGTAAACGCTTAATTCAATTCTTCTCTGTACCACGTAAGCCTACTAAGACAAATCCTAAGACACGTAATATGCCCGAGGATGCGCCGGAGAAATGGGCGGAATATATTGAATATAACCGCCAAGACGTAGTGGTAGAGAAGGCAATTCGTAAACGCTTACTTTCGCTAAAACCACCTGCTATCGAGCACGAGTACTGGTTACTCGACCAAGATATCAACTGGCGAGGCGTGAAAGTAGATATGGAACTCGTCGATGCAGCGCTTGCTTGTAACGACGAAATCGTGGAAGAAGCTACCGAGTCATCCAAGATATTAACAGGATTAGAAAATCCGAACAGTACCATGCAACTTAAAGAGTGGCTAACTGCAAGACTAGGATATGATCTAGAAACAATGCGAAAAGACGATGTATCAAACCTCTTGGCACAGGATATCCCCTCTGATGTACGCAAGGTACTGCAAAATAGACAGGTACTCGGTAACTCCTCCATCAAAAAATACTTGGCCATGAAGAACGCTGTGTGTTCCGATGGTCGTATCCATGGCATGCTTCAGTTTTATGGGGCTATGCGAAGTGGACGATGGGCGGGTCGTGTAGTACAACTACAGAACCTACCTCGTAACTACCTAGAAGATTTAGACACCGCTCGGGAAGTCCTTAAAAGTAGAGATGTAGAAATGTTAGACCTACTATACGGAAACCCTGGTGACGTGATTAAGCAACTTATCCGTACTGCTTTAGTAGCAGAGGACGGACACCGCTTTATTGTAGCCGATTTTAGCGCTATCGAAGCCCGTGTTATCGCCTGGCTTGCTCATGAGCAGTGGCGCCAAGATGTATTCGCTCAAGGCGGAGACATCTATTGCGCTTCCGCATCAAGCATGTTCCACGTACCAGTTGAGAAGCACGGTGTTAATGGGCACCTACGGCAAAAAGGTAAGGTAGCTGAATTAGCGCTCGGCTATGGTGGCGGTGTAGGAGCCATGAAAGCGATGGATACTAAAGGAGAAATTCCTGAAAAGGAGCTACCAGGTATCATCGAAGCATGGCGACAAGCTAGTCCACGAATTACGAAATTTTGGAAAGATGCAGACAGCGCAGCAAAGCAAGTAGTGAGAACAGGAGAACCCGTACGAATTAGACAAGGCAATATTAAATTCTTTAAATCAAAAGGCTTCCTGTTCATCGAATTGCCGTCCGGACGAAGACTTGCCTATGCAAGACCTAGACTTGGGCTCAACAGGTTCGGTAGTGAATCGATTGAGTATGACGGTATGGATCAGGTTAAGAATACATGGGGCAGAGTTGAAACCTACGGCGGAAAGCTCGTCGAAAACATTGTACAGGCTGTAGCAAGAGATTGTTTAGCAGCATCAATGCTTAGACTTGCAAAAGCCGGTTACAAAATAGTTGCCCATATCCACGACGAAGTGGTTATCGAAGCGCCAATAGGCGAAGGTAGTTTAGAAGAAGTTATAGCTATTATGTGTGAACCTGAACCCTGGAATGAAGGGCTCATATTAAACGCAGCAGGGTTTGAGAACCCTTACTACATGAAGGATTAGGAGGACAATTCTTATGAAACTCTCAAAACAACAAATTCAACAACAACGCGAAGCAATCGACGGCTTATATGAACTCGTAAAAGATGCACCAGCTAGTGAACGTAAAGATACAGCTATGGCATACTGCGAAGGATGTATTGCTGCTTGCGACCTCGCGCTTAAAATATTAAACGGCAAGAAGGCAGAAGCTCCTAAGGTGGAAGAACCTGTAGTTGCCGAAACTACAGCTGAAGCTACTCCAGCTGTAGAAGAAAAGCCGAAACGTAAACGTACTACTAAGAAAAAAGTTGAAGAATCACCTGTAGTCGAAGCTCCGGTAGTTGAGGAAACTCCTGAAGAAGATGATTTAGACGATTTGTTATAAGAGAAAGGATAGCGCCTTATGAAGGTCTTATTCAATCTACAAGTACAAAGGCTGTACGACCTGGTACGGCGCAATCAAGTATCACCTTTTAACCCTGCAAGTTATTACCATGTACCTTGCGAACACTCCTTCGCTAATCTTTGGCCAATGGAATCTAATGGGTTCGGGATAGTGCCTTGCCGGGAATCAGATGAGTTCTATTGCCCAAAATGCGGTGAGCGGATCAATGCTAAAGGGTTTACTGCGGAAGTTGGATATAGCGCCACAGTTCCTTTATCCCTAGACTTATCAATTATAGATAGGGGCGATAAACTGGACGTGCAATTTGAATACGACACGGTATACGCCGACGGCGATAATGGGATGATTTACAAAGGCTATAAATCTCATGTTATCGATGTAGTACGGTTTGATTTCAAGCAAAGAAAAACCTTTATCATACTTAAGAAACGCTCACGCAGCGATGTCGTCGAAGAAGCGACAGTCTCTCCGGCGGGTTTAAGAAATGGTCCTTTATCCTTAGCTTGGTTTGTAGCCACTCCTGACTGCAGACTACATAACTACCGGGATGAGTTAAAATGTTTCGCTAAGGTTTTAAAAGAAGTGTTCTTCACGAAATTGTCAAAGGTCGTAGGCTATAAAGTCAAATCTATTAGACAAGGCGTACAGGTATCTAACAAGTACGGAGCTCTAGATAACCTACTTCATAACTTAGTATGGAAATTACAAGCTCCGGATGCACCGGCTATCAATGATAGCCTTAAACGAGACTATGACGATTACTATAATCGTAAATTCCCTAACGAGACACTTGGTATGGGTAACGTATTAGAGTTAACGATAAAAGGTGATTCTTTTGTGAAAGCCTTAATCAAGGCTCATAACTTGCCTGATGCTCGATGGGTTCGCCGGTTACTACACGATAGACCTTTCTTCTATACGAAGATCATCAAAGTGATGGCTACGCTATTTAAGAACAAGGACTATCAAAAGGCTATGGTCGATGTTATCAAAGATAACGCTGATAATACAAGTTATATTCAGTCTTGGCCATTATGGCGTGATGACCGTGATTTATCTGTCATTCGTAAATTTGTTAATATCCTTAGCCATCAATACGGTGAGCGCCAGGCGTTCTTATTCATTAGAAATGCGACTTCCTATCACGATATCAGAGATACAGCTAGTATGTATTTTGAGTTATCGAGAAGTCGCCGTAAAGAGGTATGGGGTAGTCGCATCCAGGTGCGTAACCTACATGACACAATCTCGAGAATGCAAAAGTTCGACAAAGTGGAAGACGAAATCGTACAGCAGCGTAAATCACATCGTGTGCTATCTGACATGGTTAATGGTTACCGCTTCATGGCAATCGGTTCTACTCACGGCATCATTGATATGGGTATACAGCTTAATAACTGTGTAAGCTCTTATATCAAGAAGGTGAAAGCCGAAACGTGTGCTATCGTAGGTGTCTATAAATGTAACGAGCCTGTAGCGTGTATCGAGGTTAATCCGAAGAATGATGCGGACGACTTCGTAGAGATACACCAGGCTAAACTTAAAAATAATCGTGGCGTATATGAGGACCACGATATCAACGGAGCTGTAACGCAGTGGGTATCATCTCACGGATTATGCGTTCCGGCGTATGTACGAGATATCCAGTTTGCGAAGGGAGGAGCGATGTAATATGGATACTAATATCATCATAGCTACGGGCAGAAGTCGCTCCGCCCGTAGCTGGAAGTCTCAGAAAATGACTTGGAGTGAATTGGTCAGTAAATTGGCCGAGCCAACTGTAACGAATGAAACGGCTGCTGAATACGCCAAGATGTCTAAGGCTGATCAAGGCCAAAAGAAAGACGTCGGCGGTTTTGTAGGCGGCTATATTCCCGGTAATGGTAGACGGATTAGAGGAGCCGTTAAAGAGAGATACTTAATCACTCTTGATGCGGATAACCCTGGCGAAGATTTCATCTTAGACCTAGATATGGAATTAGGTGGTATGGAATATGTACTATACAGTACACACAGCCACACAGCTGATAATCCTCGCTACCGTGTGATTATCCCTGTGGATAGACCGATGACACCGGATGAGTATCAAGCAGTCTCGAGACGGATTGCTGATAACATCGGCATCGAATTCTTTGACCCATCAACGCACCAGGCTGAACGTCTTATGTATTGGCCGAGCAATCCTAAGGACGTTGAATACGTGTATCAGCACAGCGAAGGTGAACTTGTTTCAGTAGATACCTATTTGAGTACTTACAGAGACTGGCGTGATACGAGCCTTTGGCCAACATCGGAGAAGGAATCACAAATTCGCCTTGATGCGGCTAAGAAGCAAGGTAACCCATTAGAGAAAAAGGGCCTTATCGGTGCCTTTTGTCGATGCTACAGTATCACGGAAGCTATCCATAAGTTTCTACCTGAAGTCTATGAACCTACAGCCGTAGAAGACCGGTACACCTATGTAGCTGGTAGCTCGGTAGGTGGCTTAGTCATTTACGATAACGATACCTTTGCATACTCCAACCATGCGACTGACCCGATTAGCGGTAAGCTCGTCAATGCGTTCGACCTCGTCCGGATCCACTTATTCGGAGATAAGGACCCAGCAGATGAGACCAGCGTTACCAAACTTCCAAGTTACAAAGACATGATTGACTTTGTCAACGAAGACGGCGCAGCACCAATCCTGCTCGATAAAGAACGTATGGCGGATATGGAGTTCGAGGATATAACAGACGATGACGAGGACTTCTTATCGAAGCTAAAGCGTGATAAAAACGGTACCCCTGAATCTGACGTTTATAACTGCCTTGTGGTCCTTAAACAAGACCCTACTCTTAAAGGTAAAATCCGTCTTGATGAATTCGCGCACCGCTTAGTCGTCATTGACGATTTGCCGTGGCGTGGTAAGGACGAAACCCCTTACTGGACGGATACCGACGATGCGTGCTTACGTAACTACTTTGCTACGAAATACCTCATCAAGGGTAAAGGCATCATCGATGATGCGCTCCAGGAGGTAACGCAAGATAATAAGTTCCACCCTGTACGTGAGTATTTAAGGGAATTAACTTGGGACGGCGAATGTAGACTAGATACTCTCTTCATCGATTACATCGGAGCGGAGGATACGGAATACATTCGAGCTGTTACTCGTAAATGGATGTGTGGCGCGGTAGCCCGTGTTATGGATCCAGGTGTTAAGTTTGATACGGCGATTGTGTTATATGGCTCTCAAGGTTTAGGTAAATCCTTAATCTTAGAACGCTTAGGCCGTAAATGGTTTAATAACTCACTCGTTGATATTAAAACCAAAGATGCCCTAGAACAAATTCAAGGCTCTTGGATAGTCGAACTTGCCGAACTTGCCCCTACCTATAAGAACGATAATGAAATCGTTAAAGCCTTTATCAGTCGTACCTCTGACCGGTTCCGTTCTCCATATGGACGACGCACCGAAGAGTACCCTCGCCAGTGTGTATTCGCTGGTTCTACTAATAATCTTATGTTCCTTAAAGACCGTACCGGTAACCGCCGATTTTGGCCAATTACTGGCGATAAGGACCGGAAGACAAAGAACTCCTGGGACTTGTCAAAAGATGAAATTGACCAATTATGGGCGGAAGCGTTCGTGTATTGGTCTGAAGGTGAGCCATTGGTTCTTGAAGGAGCACTTGAAGAAGAAGCCCTTCGAATTCAATTATCCCACACAGAAGGCGGTGAACTCGTAGGTCTTATTGAAGAGTACCTCGAAATGGAACTGCCTGAAGATTGGGAGTCTAAAGACATCTACGATCGCAGGGAGTATATCCGGAATTATGGCGACGACGATTATTGTGGTTCAGTGCAGCGGGAACGAGTGTGTGCGCTTGAGATATGGTGTGAAGTGATGGAGGGCGACAGGAAGAACCTGCAGAACGCAAAAGCAAGAGAAATCATTGACATTTTGCAATCTATTAAAGGGTGGAGCCCTTATTCAAAGAGCGTTGGTAAAATGCGATTCGGGAAAATGTACGGCGTGCAAAGAGCATTTATTAGGGATGCAAGCACTCTACAAAATAAGGCTAAAATGATATCTAAAAATCGTAAATAGCCGTGTTGCCGATTTTTGTTGCCGATTAGGTGATTTTCTAATATTGAAAAGTATCGAAATAGTTTTTATGCACGCCTATACATCGATGAACTTTGATATAGGTTAAAAAATCGGCAACGGCAACACGTGTGGCAACAAAATCGGCAACACGTTTTGTGTAGTTGTTATCTGTCTTAAATGCAATTTGTTGCCGATGTTTTCTATTATTTACTATTAATTAAAAATAATAAATATATGAATAAGTGCTTGTATACGTATACACGTAAAAAACGCAAATACGCGTATATATATATATGAGAAAAAAAAACAAAACATCGGCAACACAACCCCGATGAAGCTAGATTTTATATAGGTCGAGGCCTGTTGCCGATTATTTATTGAGAACGAGGTGAGAACGATAGAAAAAGACATCGAGCGATGGTTAGGAAATCAACTCAAAAAAATGGGGTGTATATATATGAAATTCGTGTCACCAGGAAATGATGGTGTGCCGGATCGGATTATTGTACTTCCAGGTGGCGGTGTTATCTTCGTCGAACTAAAGGATACAAAAGGGAAGCTAATGGCTAACCAACGGGTACAGATTTCACGATTACGAAAGCAAGGTGCATTAGTGTTCGTAGTAACCGGGATGTCTGACGCCAAGTTATTTGTTGAAGATATGGAAAGGGCGATACATGGACTTTCATCCACACGAGTATCAAAGCATTGCAATACAACGAATCATTGACAATACCCATTACGGATTGTTACTGGATATGGGGTTAGGCAAAACCATATCTACACTCATTGCGATTGAACGGCTTATGTATGATTACTTCGATATTAAAAAAGTATTACTCATTGCACCTAAGAAGGTAGCAGAATCTACATGGGCCCAAGAATCGCAAAAATGGAGTGCTACACGGCGTTTAACGGTGGCTAAGGTGTTAGGTTCCGAGAAGGAACGTATACACGCCTTAGAGAGTGAATCTGACATTTATGTGATAAATCGTGAAAACGTGCAATGGTTATATGAGTACTATCATAAGAAAAAATCGTTTCCTTTTGACATGTTAGTCATCGATGAGAGTTCTTCGTTTAAGAACCCACAGGCTAAACGGTTTAAGGCAATTCGTAAACTCCGTCCACTGTTTAAGCGTATCGTCATTTTAACAGGTACACCGGCACCGAATACCTTACTTGATATTTGGGCGCAGATGTATCTACTAGATGGCGGAGAACGATTAGGTAAGACGATTACCGAATATCGTACCCGGTATTTTACACCGGACAAAACCAACGGGCACGTCGTGTACAGCTATCGACTACTGCCTGGTGGTGATAAGGCGATATTCAGTAAGATGCAAGATATCTGTATGAGCTTAAAAGCGAAGGACTATCTTACACTACCTGAACGTATCGAGAATGTCATCACAGTAGAGATGAACCCTAAAGAATGGGAACTCTATAAACAGATGGAACGTGAGCACGTGCTTAGCTTAGTCGATGACGATGACGTGAGCGCACTCAATGCCGCAGCACTCGCCGGTAAATTGTTACAACTGGCGAATGGATCCATTTATAACGATGACGGTGAAATCGTAGTCGTCCATAACGAGAAGATTGAACGCTTGAAAGAATTGGTAGAAACGAATGAAGGAAAACCGATGTTAGTGTTTTATAACTTCAAACATGACCTTCAATCGATTAAAGAAGCATTCCCAAAAGCGGTCGAGCTAAAGACCGATGATGATGTAGCTGAGTGGAACAAAGGCAACATTCAAATGTTACTGGCACATCCCGCATCAGCGGGGTACGGCTTAAATCTTCAAGCCGGCGGCAATATCATCGTATGGTATGGGTTAACTTGGAGCCTAGAGCAGTACCAACAAGCGAACGCAAGGTTACACAGGCAAGGACAAACACAACCCGTTATTATTCATCATCTAGTCACTAAAGGCACGATGGACGAACAAGTCATGAAAGCATTAGAACGTAAAGAAGCTGGGCAAGATGCCCTCTTAGAAGCTATTAAATATCGTAAAGAATTGTATAAGGAGTAGAACTATGCAAAAGAAATGTAGACGATGCGGAGACACATTTACAGTAAGAACACACGAGGACTACTGCCCTAAGTGTGAAGAAGTTATGACACCTCCTGGTACAGGCGTGAGTAAAGAGCTAACCTGTGAAGGATGCGGGGTAACATTCGTTCACAAAAAAGAAAAGGCGCAAGGACGGTGGCCTAAATATTGTCCGGAGTGCCTACCTAAGTATTCGAAGGTACCTAAGAAGAAGGAAGTAGACGTGACTCTTGCAAATATGATAGCCAAGACGCTTGGGGAGCCTGAAGTGAAGGTCGTTGAAGAAGATGTTATCAATCACCCTTCGCACTACACCCGAGGTAAGATTGAGGTTATCGATTTTATCGAGGATCAACAACTTCCATATCATCTAGGTAATGTTATCAAGTACATCGCAAGAGCGGGATATAAGGGCGACAAACTCGAAGACCTAAAAAAAGCAAGATGGTACTTAGACCGTTACATCAACGAGGTAGCGCAGCATGAGTGACTATAAAGAAAAAGCTACAGCGTATCTACAAGATATCAAGCTGATTGCGATTCGTATTCAATCACTACGGCAAGATATTCGCAAACTGCAGTATGATATCATCACCTTATCGGCGATTGATTATTCCAAAGACAGAGTATCAGGGGGCGGTACTCCAGTAGGTCTTGAAGGTGATGTGGCTAGACTTGTAGATACAGTAGATGCCAAAAAACGGGAGATAGCAAAGCTTATTGCTAAAAGGGAAGAAGCAAGGGCTTTAATTGAACAGATAGAATGTATACCAGGGCGTATTATATTAGCGCAAGAGTACATTAACGGGGCATTCCCTAAGAAGGTGCAAGCGATGATATATTACGAAAAGAGCAGTTACTTCAATTTAAAAAATAAAGCGTTGAACGAATTAGGGGAACTCCTTTCATAGTGGAGTACTTTGGAGTGTTTTGGAGTATTTTGGACTTAAATGAACCGACTTGACATAGTATAATGTAGTTGTGAAAGGTGTCATTAGTCATCTAACACAAATCCTCTCTTATACACAACTCGGCAAAAAGCACGGTGATGACGACCGTGCTTTTTGTTGTATGTAGCATTGTAAATACAGGGGCCCGTATTTATGGTGTAGGCGATCGCGTAAGCTAAGGAGAGGGAATATGTAAAAATGAAATTTACCGCACAATGAAACCAGGGCGAGCCGAATATGTCCACGACACATTATTAAGCTTATACATTATGAGCTTGCCCTGTATCGTTGTACGCTGACATCTGATGACTAGAACTAGTAGTCCTCCAATAACTATATAGCCTAACAACAACCAACTAGTCATCGGATTTGAGCGTACAAACGTATTAAAGGTGAGAAGGTATGAGCACAGAAGTCAAATGCATTAAACGTAAATGCCTGAATAATAAGAACGGCGTTTGCACAGCACAACTAATTGAATACGACGGCCTGTGTCAAACGTATATCACACACGACCACGCACACAAAAGTAATTGTGGATTATGCACGCGTTCGCACGGCCGATTTAAGAGAAACAGCCGTGATGTATTAAGATAGTTTTTGGGGCAGTACCCGAGCTAAATAATAAAAATAAATTTAAAAAATTACACGTATCGTTTAATTTTTGAGTAATTTTTTTTGGTAGGTTCTTCTGGAGAAAAATAAATTCGTGCGGTGGCCGAGACCCCAAAAATTGCCTAGACTTTAATTTTTTTATGACCTTGCTAGTGATACAGGTAATGAAAGGAGGCTGATTGATAAGTGAAAATTACAGATGATTTGAAAACAGCAACGGCCTCACAGTCGAACCTGGCGAAAGCACTTGGGCTCTCGCGTCAACGTGTTTCGCAACTGCTCCAAGAAGGGGTTTTAGCGACGGATGAAAAGAATAATATCCTGGTTATCAAATCCGTTATCAATTATGTCAAATATAAGGGCCAATCCTCTGCTGAAGAGGAAAGCAGTTCCGATGATGCGGTATTCGAGGTTGAAAAGGCCAAGAATGAACGCGCAAAACGCAAGATTGCTGAGTTGAAACTAGCCAAAATGAACGGCGAAGTGTACTCAGCGGATACTGTAGAACAGGTAATGACAGAAATGCTCGTAAATTTGCGTACACAATTGTTAGGATTGCCAACTAAATTGGCACCACAGTTACAAAATATAACAAAAGAAGAAGCATATAACTTGTTAACACAAGAAATAGAGGACAAATTGTCCGAATTAAGTGAATATACGCCGTCATTATTCATGGATAGCGATGAATTAGACGATGATAAAGCGCCAAGTTAGGCGCTTTTTTAATGCAAAAAAAGGAGGTGATAGCATGAAAACGGCAAAAGAATTGTGGCAATATGTCTCTAAAATGGGCCTAAAGCCACTTCCAAAAACCAGTGTTAGCCAATGGGCTGACGATTATCGCATGCTATCACAAGGCCTTTCAGCTGAACCAGGGCGGTGGAAAACTAGTAGAGCACCATATCAAAAGGATATTATGGATGCTTTCACGCAACCTGGTATTAATCGGGTAGTGGTTAAGTCAGCATCGCAGGTCGGGAAGGCTCTTGATGTAGAAACACCAATTATGACAACTACAGGATGGAAACGTATGGGCGACTTAACCATTAATGATCAAGTTTTCGATGAAAACGGTAAGCCTGTTCGTATTTTAGCAGTTAGTGAAGTATGGAATAACAGACCTTGCTATGAAGTTGAATTTTCAGATGGAGCTGTTATTGTTGCAGATGAAAAACACAATTGGAGTGTAGATACTGATAAAAAGCAAGGTATGATTGTTGATACGCATACTATTAGTCAAACCTATAAAAGTGGTAATCGTAATACATACGCTATTCCTGTTGCCAAAGCGTTAGATTTCCGGAGTGATGTTCACTTACTAATAGACCCATATACATTAGGGGCTTGGCTAGGTGATGGAAACAGTATGTCTGCTCAGATTACAACTCATATAAAGGATATTGCGATTATCAAGAAGATTGAGGAAAACGGAGTTCGTGTAAATATCCGCCAAAAATCTACGAATATTTTAAATACACAACTTGAACCGCTAGAGCTTGACGAAAATATTTGTCGTCGAGGCCATGACATGCGTGTTACCGGTAGAAATAGTGTTGGAAGATGCGCAGAATGTGCACGTCAAAGTGCTTTAAAATCCAAATGGAAGGGTGTTAAAGATATTAAAGTAGACCCAGTTATAAAACAATGGGATACGATGCGAAATAAGTTAGTATCTCTTGGGGTACTTGGTAATAAACATATACCAGCATCATACTTGATGGCATCCGTAGGTGATAGATGGGCTCTTTTACAAGGGCTTATGGACACGGATGGGTCGTGCTCAACTAAGGGAATTTGTGAAATAACACAAAAAAATAAACAGTTAGCAAATGATATATTTGACCTCGTAACTTCATTAGGATTAAAGCCTACAATGCACAAGAAGTGTGCAGTAGCTACAAATGGAAAAGCCGGAAATATTAGCACAGTGTACCGGATTACATTCATAGCATATGCAGATTCTCCTGTATTCGCTTTGAAACGTAAGCAAGACTGCTTAATTAATAGAACTATTTCTACAAGAAAGAGTGAATCGCAACGGCGTAGGATTGTTTCTGTTAAACGTGTAGAAAATCGTGAAACAGTATGTATCGAAGTCGATAGTCTAACACATTTATTCCTGGCTGGCCGTAATCTTGTCCCTACTCATAACTCAGATATCATGAATAATGTCCTAGGGCGATACGCTCATCTTGACCCATGTGCGGTCATGATGATTCAACCGACTATCGAATTGGCCCAAGATTATTCAAAGTCTCGTATCTCTCCGATGATCCGTGATACAAAAGTACTTTCACAAGTATTTTATGAAACGAAATCAGAAGACGGAGCCAAGACACGAGATGGTAAGAACACAATCTTATCTAAGTTATTCCCTGGTGGCCGTCTTATCATGTGCGGTGCGAACAGTCCGGCTGGATTGGCATCACGTCCTGTGCGTGTGCTACTTGCGGACGAAGTAGACCGTTTCCCAGATAGCGCTGGCACAGAAGGCGACCCAGTAGACCTTGCTGCCAAACGTATGACAACATTCTGGAATAGGGTGATGGGGTTATTCTCCACACCAACTAATGAAGGTAGCTCACGAATCGATGTAGAGTATCAAACAGGTACGCAAGAAGAGTGGCAACATGAGTGCCCTAATTGTGGCGAGTACCATTTGATACGACATACTGAGATGGAATGTGAGACAGAGGAACATAAGGACGCTAAAGGTCGGAAGATTGTTGTAGTTAGCGATGTGAAATGGCGATGTCCTGATTGTGGATCTACATTCTCTGAAGATGAAATGCGAAAGGTTCCCCAAAAGTATATATCGAAAAACCCTGCTGCGTTGCATAATGGCATACGCAGTTTTTTTGTAAATGGATTCACGTCTCCTTGGCTAACCTGGAATGACATCATGAGG